CGACAGTTGCCAGCTTACAATGGATATCGTTGCCTATCAACCTCCGAGTTATCCATTGGTTCCCCTGGGTGTGGTTCCGCCCGTGGGGAAGCAAGTTTTTTGCTTAGCGTTAGGAATAACTGCTGCCGTCGTGTTGGTCCTGGTCTGGATCAGCCGGCGGAAGCGGGAGCGCCCCCAGGCGGATGTTGTCATCGAAGATGATGCAATGAACCTCATGGCCGATGGTTACCCCGAATCTTTACGGATAGGGCGGTCACAAGCAGTAATTGCTCGCGACGTTGGCACGCATTGCCGAGCGCGTTTGGGATTCGATCGCACGACCGATCCTATGTGCCCTGCTACTCGTGAGTTAGCGAAGAAGACGTGTTACGGACTCCTCACTGATCGCAAGGCTTACCCTGATTTGCGTGTTCAAGACGCAGTCACAATCACTGATTATGCGATGAGCATAGCGCTGGTACCCACTGCCCATGAAATGGCTGCACGTGAGATACTAACGCGCAATAGGGACCGCATTCGCGAGTTCCAGAGTGATTGGTTTGCCCAAGACTCCGGGCAGCCTGGCATTGTGGGCTGCTTAAAATCCTGGTTCTGTTCGGGCCAGGTCCCCTCTGTCGTCCTACAGGGGGGGAAAAAGGATTTTTAGGCCGCCTGATTCCAGGACGCGTGATCGAGATTAGCACCGAGCTTTCTCATCCCAAGGTCACCGTGTCCAGAATCGGGTCGGCCGCCGTGAAGCCCCGGTTTATAGGTGTGATCCAGGGGCTTGCAGGCATCACTTCCTACTGTTGTTTTTCCAACACGGTAGAAAACGCCTATACCGCTATTATGGAGCGTGTGTTCTATCATAAGGTGGGAGAGGGGTTTGCTCGACCTCTTATCCCTGAGTTTGATACAATTGTACGGGCTTTTAACGTTTTCCTTTTGGACTTTATGCAAGGTGTGACGACGACCGTCCCGGTGGCACTTCAGGTTTATCCTGAAATGAACTACCGGGGCCGCAAGCTCCGCCTATACCAAAAAGCAAGGGATAACGTTCTCGGACGGACTCATGGTGCCGATTTCGGTCACCTTAAGGCCTTCATCAAGCATGAGAAAATAATGATGAAGGACAAACGACTGGTTCCTCGCGTGATCCAGCCGCGTAGTCCCGAGTATAACGTCTGTGTAGGTCGCTATATTCGACAATTGGAACACCGAATTTATGACAATATCGATAGCATGTGGAGCGGACCCACAGTCATGAAAGGCCGCAACTGTGTTCAACAGGGCCATAGTTTCGCTATGGCTTGGCAAAGTTTTTCTAATCCGAAAGCAATCATGTTAGACGCTGTGCGTTTCGATCAACACGTCAGCGCCCCCATGTTACAGTGGGAGCATGAAATCTACCTCAAGTACTTCCCACCCGCGTTTCGCGGTGAGTTAGCAGCGCTGCTCAGGATGCAGCTACGCAACCATGGCGCCATTCGGTGTGCTGATGGGCGCGTCAAGTATGAAGTTGAGGGGTGTCGGGCTAGCGGGGATATGAATACTGCCATGGGCAACGTCTTAATTATGTGTGCGGCCATTTACTCATACGCAAGGGAACATGAAATTACCATGCGGTTAATGAATAATGGCGACGATTGCTGTCTTATTGTTGAACGGGAAGTAGTGGATCACATCAGTGCGACTTTACCCGGATGGTTTAACGACCTCGGGTTTATAATTGATATTGAGGGAGTGGTGGACGCCCTCCCCAAGATCAGTTTCTGCCAAACGCATCCTGTGTTTGACGGGTCCGGGTGGGTGATGGTGCGAGACCCTGCGACTGCAGCCTCCAAGGATGTAACCATCCTGAAGAAGTGGCAAGACAAGGAATATCGCTGTTACCTCAATCAACTTGGTGTGTGTGGTCTTAGTGCCTATGGAAACCTTCCGTTTTGGAAGAGTTTCTATGGCTGTCTCCGTCGATCCGACGCCTCTGATGCCTCTGCTGGCTTAATAGCCCATGTGACCCAACCTATCTTGGATAGCGGTTTGGGGCGCTTGGCAACCAATACCCACCGCGAGGGGCCCATTACGGACACCGCGCGTGCCTCTTTTGCTGAGGCTTTTGGTATGAACCCGGCAGTACAGAGATATTGGGAGAAATACTTTGACACCATGAAACCCGGCGAGGGCGGGCTGTTCCCCCCTTCCGCCGCAGCGCTACACTTTTAAATTGGGTCCCATCCTTTAGCAGCCAAAACGGTGGCCGACAGGTCTTAATCTAACCGTACCAAGCGCAAGCGTAGAGTCTAGAGACTGCACGGCTGCCCCGAGTGGTGGATGGTGATGAACAGTCCCGGTGGAGTTTCCGGCATCCAATACCAAACCATGAGCAAAGCAAAAACGAACAAGGTACCAAAGAGTACTCAGCAGAAGAAAGATAAGGTGACCAATGCCCCAGTAAGCGTTGGCACAGTAACAAGATCAGCCGTTCCCAAGATCAATGGGTCTAACTCTATCCGTATTGCCCGCCGTGAGTATGTCGGGGCTGTTGTCGCCCCGGCTACCGGTTTCAACCTCACAGCTGTTTCCACGCAGGCTTACGGTTATGACTTCAACCCATCGTGTAGCAGCCTCTTTCCCTGGCTGTCTAAGATTGCCCCTTGCTACGAGCGTTTCCGCTTTAACAAGCTCGCTTTTAAGCTGGTGTCACGTATGCCCACTAGTACCTTCGGATCCATGTACATGGCCGTCGACTATGATTTTGATGATGAGGTCCCAACGGATGCAACTACTATGCTCGGAAATATTACTGCGATCGGTAGTAATATTTGGCAGAATGTGGAGTTGGTCTGTGACCCTAAATCACTCAATAGGGATATGCCTTACCGCTTCATCAATGCGAGTGGCCGCTCCGTTGTGGACAACCGCACCGCGTTCGCGGGATATCTGATGATCGCTATTCTTGTTAATGCGCTCCCGGCTAACATTGAGCTGTGGGTCGAATATGACGTAGAGTTGGTGACCCCTTGCCTGGACGTTCTCATACACCAGGAAGTGCCTTACGCCTCCACATTCCCAGCTGCCACTGCGGTTGTCCCCGCGCATGGGGCTGGGTTCTATAACAAGATCCCCCTGGCGAATGGCACGATGACCGCTGGACCATGCAAGGTTGTCGTCCCTGGATCAAATGGAGTTCCGGTTCTCAATACAGTGCTAGGCGGAGTCCAGATGGCATACGATTTGGCTATGCGCATCCCTCCCCAATATCGCGCTGGCATTATCAAACTCTTGGTCAAATACCTAGTCACTGGTGTAACCCCCTCAACGATTCTTGGGGGCAACACCACAGTGGTTCATCAGGTCTTTGATGCAGCCGGCACTTACCTTAGCAATTTGACCACCATTGGTGCTGTCCCTCTTTCCGGGCCAACAACCCCGGCGGACATCGCCACTGCGGGTCATACCGTCCAACACAAGACTGACATTGACCTTGACTCCCTTCTCTATAACCTGCCTACGGCCGCTTACATCGCCTCCCACATAACCTCTGGTGGAGCGTTGGGAGCTGGTAATTTGGGGCTTTATCCTTCCTTCTCGACTTGAGCCCCCGCCTTGGGTCTTCTAGTTGATGTTTGAACTGTTGTTGTATGCCCCGACGTAAGTAGACGCAAACTCCTTGAATGGAGTCACCGCTAACCTACCCCAGTTTGGGCATCTCTCCTAGGAAATTAACGATTGAATCCGG